GCCCCAGGAGTGGGGACGTTCCGCAAGAAGCCCGTGGTGATTCAGGCCGTGCAATGGCGAGGCGACAACTGGGAGGAGGTTTGGGATTTCCTTACGGTGACGCACTCCACTCGTGAGGGCTCCGATTCGATTTGGATTCCCACCCTCGAAGGCGAGCACGAGGCCCGCGTGGGCGACTGGATCATTCGGGGCGTGAAGGGCGAGTTCTACCCCTGCAAGCCTGACATCTTCGCCGCAACCTACGAGCCAGTGGACGCCCCCACCCCAGCAGACAGCGGGGCACGCCAGGGGCCCGCATCCGGGGCAGCGACGGAGCGCGAGGTCGCGATCCTCGAGGGCGGCACCGACTACGAGAAAGCCCACGTTCCGGCAATCCTCCGCGCCGCCCTGCGTGCCCCCACACCGGGGCCGAGCGGGCCTACGCTGTCGGATGACGGGCTGGACGAGTTGCTGCTACTGAAGTGCGAGTATCCCGCTGGGTTGCGCGGCGGACCGGACTTCGGGGCGTGCGGTGATTGTGCCGCGTGCAGGGGTGCCGCCGAGATCCGCCGTCTACGCGCCGCCCTGCGCGCCACACCGGGGCCGGAGGCGGGAGAGCGCATCGAGGGGTGGGCGCGCCGTCAGGGCGATGGCGTGTGGTCGGTGTGGACTGGCCCCGAGCGTGACGCTAGCAGCGTGCCCGCCACGCTAATCCTGCGCGCGCCTTCCCAGGGAGACGAGGGACGATGAACTACCCATTCGCGGGTCCGGTTGAAGTTCGCCCTGTGTTCCTTGGGGCGGTCGTAGAGGTGGTGCGCGTCATGCCGGACGGTGATGCGACGTGGATCGAGCCGCTCACGGTGCCCTTGCCGACCGCTGAAGCCCACTACATCGCCCAGGCCATCAACTCCCACGGCTCGCCCGCCGCGCCGGAGTTCGTTTGGGTCGTCGCCGGGCCGGCTGGCGGGCTGTCAATTCACCTAACGTCGCCGCACGGCTTCCCGAATACTCACGGATGGGTCAAGCAGAAGTTGGGGCGCCGTCAGGTAGGCGATTACGTCTACTACGAAGTCGTGACCCTTAGCGTGCTACGCGATATCGCTCGGGCATGTGAGCGCGCAAGCAAGCCGCTCGGGGGCTCGTCCGCCGCGACTCCGAACGAACCCGACGAGCCGTCGTATCGCGCGGGCTTCATCGACGGCGCGACGGCATGGGCTCACTGGCGTGACGGCAAGCAGGAAGTCGGCACGACCGGCAAGACGCTTCGGGAAGCCGTCGAGCAGATCAAGCGCGGCGACGTTTACAACTACCTGCCCCGGCGTGTCGAGCCTGTCGGCCGCGCCCCGCTCCCCACGGAGGAAGCGCCGTGAGCCAGCCCGTCACGTTACCGCTCGATCTCGTCGTCCTTGCCGACTCCATGCTTTCGTGGGCGCGCCATCGTCACAACTGGCCAGCCGACGTGAACGCCGACATGGACATGGCGATTCGCGGACTTCGCAACGCCGCCCGCCCCACGGAGCCCGAGACGCGCGAGCCACGCTACGAGGGCACGCCGGTATCAACGTGGGTGCTGCGTCAGTGGGTGAAGCAACTGGACGAACACGGGACGCTCGATCCCGCCAAGACCAACCTCCGCACGGCCCTGTTTGCGGTCGCGCAGGAGCTTGAGGAGCTGCGTACCGAACACGCCGCGCTCCGCTCCACCCAGCAGGGGACGCGCGCGGACACCCAGGGAGGAGAGACGCATGGCGAGTGAGCGGAGGACGCTTTACAAGGCGGGTATTTGGTGGGTCGAGGCCGGGCCATCAGAAAGGGGTTGCGTGAACTTCTGGGTCAGCAAGGCTGGCATGGGCTGGCGAAACGGGGAATACGGCATCTGCTACCCGCTCGTGTCGCGAGGTTGGCCGACGCCTCGGTGGTATCAGCGGTCGGTGCGTGCAGCGTTGGCGAAGGCCGTGCGATATGCGGACCGCCGTCACGCGAAGGACCAGGCTGGCGAGTTCGCGATGCAGCTTGCGGCAGAAGCCGTGGATGACCTCCAGGATCACGCCGACGCTCTCGCCATCCTCGACAGTGAGTTTGCCCGCCCATGAGCACCGAGCTGGTGGACCTGGAGATGTGCGACGGCGAGGGCTGCACGCGAATCGCCACGCGCTTTGACCACTACCCGATTCGTGGCCAATACTGCGAGACGCATTTCGACCGGCTGTGCAAGGTCATGTCCTCCGAACACGGCGCGCTCGACTTGATCGAGAGCCAGGCCGACGAGCTGCGCGCCCTACGGGCAGAGGTGGGGAGGCTGCGCCAAGAGTACGACGCGGCGAATACCGTCATCGTGAGGTGGGCGAAGGGCGTGGACATCGAAGCCGCAACAGCCGCCGTCGTGGGGATGGGCGCGACCGTCCGCCACCGTCTCGACGCCATCCGTGCGGCCGGCCTCGAACTTCCGCCAGCGAGGCGCTACGAGGTGGTCGAAGCGCTTGTCCGCAGCCCCTACGTCGCGGGCCTGGAGACGAACAACCTCATGCAGCTCTGCGAGTCCCCCGAGCAACCCGGGGAGGCGAAGCCGTGACCCCCACCACCGGAGTACCGGAGCCGAGCGCGTGGTTGGTGCTCTACCGTCTCGCCAACGGACGCATGATATCGTCAGCCTGGGCTAACGTGTCGGACGCCAGATCGGTCGAGCAGATGAAGCGGGAAGATGGCTTCGCGGACGTCCAGCGCATCGACTGTTACACCCTCGCCGCCGCCGAGTCCCTGATACGGGAGCGCGTGGCGGGCGAAGTCGAGGACGTGTTGTTCAGCGCCTTTGAAGCTGGCTGGTTCGACAACACGGGCGACATCGGAGAAGCGTGGTCCGAGCGGAAGGCCGACTTGCTGGACTTGGTAGCCGCGCGCGTCCGCAAGGGAGGGAGCCGGTGAGCGGGCTACTTGTTGCTGTGGGACACGACGATCCGGCTCGCAAGACGAAGGGCGAGCTTTACACCATGCGCCTGCAAATCCTGCGGATCATCCAGACGGCGGAGAACTGGCACATGATCGCGCAGGCGACGGACGCGCTGTTCCATGCTGAGTTGATCGCCAAGCAAATCATCGCGGAGGCGGAGCAACGCCACGCGGGCGGACAGTGCGAGGCGCGCCCCACCGGGCCCACCAAGGAGGAGACGTGAGCCGAGACAATGGGGTTGTGCTTGCCGTCTACATCGTGGGCTTCGGCCTTCTGTTCGTGCTTTGGCTTTTCGCGTGGCGGGTGATGCAGATCCACTCCGACGTGCGCGCCATCTGCGAGGCCGTCCAATGCGACACCCCACCCCCGGCGGCACACGGAGGGGCCAGCGAATGAGTGAGCGCGGCGAGAACCATGTGACCACCCTGCGAAGCCTGTTCGCAAAACGTCGGCGCATCCTCAAGGAATTGGCCGAGGTGGACGACGCCATTGAGGTGGTGGCGCCGTTGGCCTATCCGGAGACACAGCAGAGACGACGCCCCACCCCCGCCGAGCCCTCCGCATGATCGGCTACCACCTGTCGGTGCACGAGCTGGCCGCCGAACGCACGCGCTTCCCTGACGCCGACCTCGCTGCCGACTTCCACGCTGCTGGCATCTTCCTACCTGGCGAACGTGAGGAGTACGAGGCACGCATCGAAGCGGAAGCAGTCGAGGAGGACCGCGCCCGCGACCGTCGGAGACGGAGGGAGTCGGCGGTATGCCTGACCCTCGCCGGCCTGTCGGTCCTGCTGGCCACCGGAGGGATCGCCTACAGCTACGGCCGCTCACGTGAGGCCACGCTGACGCTGCAAGCCTACTCAAGCGCGCTTCACGCGACGGCCCTGCTCCGTGACTACATCCCGGTAGCGGAAGGCGCGCTAGCGACGTGCGTGGGTGCGAGGGACGAGCTGGCGAGCGTGCTGGGGAGGGTGACGGAATGAGCGTCGTCGTGTTCTACGCGGGGCTCGCGATCGGCGTACCGTGCGGCTTCCTGGTCGCATCGGTGTTCGCGGCGGGCGCGAGGGCGGACGAGGCGAGCGAGCGGATAGCCCATCATCTCCGCGAAGCCGAGCGAATCGACCGGCTCACCCCACCCGACGACGTGAGCGATCGCGACTGGATGTACTCGGAGCACCAACGCGGTGACGGGAGGCCGGCGGCATGACGCTTCTGAGAATCGATACGGCTACCAGCGCCAGTGGGTCGGCGATCACGTTGGACTCCTTCGGCGGTCATGTCCTCGCCACCCGCCAGGGCATTTCACTGCTCGCGGCCCTGCTGTTCGCCCAGGGTGCCCTTTGCGAGAAGTGCGGCTACGGCACCCGCGCGACCTCGAAGAACTGGGCACGCTGCAAGAAGTGCGGGCACCGGAACCGGCGTCGGACGATCGAGCAGGTGGAAGCCGAAGCGAGGACGCGCGCTCGGCTGGCCTTCTACTGCCGTCCCGAATGACGCTCCTCGATTCCCTCGCCGCGCTTCCCGACGACGCCGAGATCACGGTGAGCGTGCGTGTGCTGCGCTCATGGCTCGAGCCAGCTACCGCGCAGCCAGCCGGATTCATTACGACGGAGGAGGCCGCACGGCGGTTCTCCTACCGTCCAGAGACCTGGGCACGGTGGGCCGCCGAGGGTGTGATCTCGGGGGCGTTCCGTGACCGCTGGTGGCGCTTGCCGCTCGCGGCATGCGAGGCCCATGTTGCCCGCCTCTCGGAGCCACGCCGGAGGAGGCGCCATCCCTGGTCGAAAGCAGAAGCCGCACACCCCGTGGGTGGACGGCCCGCGCGTCTGGAGGTCGTCTAGATGGTGGCGCGTGGACATGCGTCCCTGGGGCGGCGGGCGGCTCACGATGCGGGACCCTCGCCATCCGGGCTGGCCGGAAGCCGGCGAACGGACGGAGCTCGCGGAGATCGCGAACCGCTGGAAGTGGGCCTACATGGACCTGTTCCAGCGGGAGCATCGCGCGCGGGTGCTTGGACTACAGGCGCCCCGCACGCTCGCGGACGCCACGGCGGAGTATCTGCGGGTCAGGGCCGGGCAGGTATCGGCGGCAGCCGTCAAGAACGCCGCGCAGGCGCTCGCGCACCTAGAGGACGATTTCGGGAACGCGCCGCTTCACGAGGTGGACCCAGAGAGGACGCTGCACCGACTTCTCCGCGAAGGCTACCGGCCGTCGACGGTGCAGACGCTTTCCGCCGGCCTGTCAGGGTTCTGGAAGTGGGCGGGCCTCGAGTACTCGGCCAAGCTTCCGAAGTGGCAGAGACGCGAGCCGGTGGTGTGGACGGACGCCGAGGTTGCGAGGGTGAGGGCCGAGGCCCGCGACTCACTCGTCGCCCTCGACTGCGCGCTCTACATGGGGCTCCGCTGGGGCGAGATCATGGGGCTCGAATGGTCGGACGTGGACCTCGCGAGCTGGACCGTCAGGGTACGACGACAGAAGGACGGCCGGCCCCTGAAATCACGGAAGGCGCGGACGGCGGTAATCCTGCCGGGCTGGACGCACGCACCAGGCGAGGGACGGGTAGCCGACGTGCCGCGCGATCGACTGCGGGCGATCCTCAAGCGTGCGGGGCTTCGCATCCAAGGGGTCGGCTGGCACACTGGCCGTCACACCTACGCGCGCATGTTCCTCGAGCGGAAGCCCGAGATGCGGCTACTCCAGGCGAGCCTCGGGCACTCGTCCGTCACGGTGACGGAGGCCGCGTACAACTGGTTGCTTCCAGACCGGGCGGCCGAGATGGGAGTGCGGGCGATCCACGGGATATAGATCGGGGGCGTTCGGCCGTACATGTGGCACTATGCCACGAAAACCTAGGCAGGACGCCGGGTTTCGCCCTACATGCGGTAGGTAATAGCCGCCGTCCTACCCTGCTCCATGCAGGCCGGTCCACGCAAGAGGGCGCCACGCACTCGTCGGCCCCGACCCATTCACGGCCCTACATGTGGCACCACGTCGGGGGCTCCCGTGGCTGACGCGCGCCTCCCCCGTGAGCGTGGGGCCGACTCGCCATCGTGGGGGTGGGTCGATTCCGCGGATACGCTGGCGCTTCGGCGTGCGTCGTTGCGTCGGCAGATCGCGTTGATGGAGCACGTCCGCGACACGATGGCCGTCGAGGATGGCGACGACTTCGCGCGGTGGGAGAAAGCGTTGCTCCCCCTGACCGACGCCCTGCTACACGAATTGGCGAAAGCCGAACAGGGGCCCGCATACGTGCCCTACCCTCACCCGATGGCCTGTCAGTGGTGGGACGCGATCGACCTCGCAGGCGTCACCGCCGGCCCCACACCCCGGAGCCCGGAGCATGAGTAGGGGGCGGCTGCTCGACCTGTTCTGCGGCGCTGGCGGGGCGTCGATGGGATACCACCGTGCCGGCTTCGACGTCGTGGGCGTGGATATCCGCCCGCAACCGCACTACCCGTTTCCATTCGTCCAGGCTGACGCGCTCGCACCGCCGTTCGACTTATCGGCGTTCGACGTGATCCACGCTTCACCGCCGTGCCAGGGCTACAGCAAGCTCGCCGCGATGCACAAGGGCCGGACATACCCGAAGCTCATCGACGCCGTGCGCGCGCTCCTCGAATCGTCGGGGCGTCCGTGGGTCATCGAGAACGTCGAGGGCGCTCCGCTTGCGAAGGGCAGCGATTTGTTCGGCGCCCACGGTGTGATGCTATGCGGTTCGATGTTCGGGCTAGGTGTGGAGCGTGGCTACCTCCGGCGACACCGGATCTTCGAGACGTCGTTTCCCCTCGCACAGCCTCAGTGCGCGCACATTGGGCCAGCGGTCGGAGTCTACGGGCACGGCGGGCACACGGGGAAACACCGGATGCTCTACCGGGCCGAGGCCGCGACCGCCCTCGACATCGACTGGATGAGCCGCGACGAGATGACGCAGTCCATCCCGCCCGCCTACACCGAATGGATTGGCCGGCAACTGTTGGCCGCCCTCCCCCCACCAGCGAACGAACCCGAGGACACCCCATGAGCCTGCCGACGATCGAGCAATCGTTGGGACCACCGAACGTTGAATGCCCCGAATGCGAAGGCTGGGGCTGGGTCTGCGAGAATCACCCAACGCTACCGTGGGAAGCCGGTAGCCCGCGCGATTGTCAGTGCGGCGGCGCTGGGATGCCGTGCAGATGCCGCCCGGGCACAAGGCGGAGCCCCACCCCATGAGCACCCCACCCCGCGCTGCGGGCCCCTACTACGTGGAGGGCGAGCGTTGAGCCTTCGGGTACGCAATTGGGAGAAGTGGCAGTCCTACCGAGCGGATCGCGGCCAACCTCCGTGGATCAAGGTGCACCGCCGACTCCTCCAGGACCCCAACTTCGTCCAGCTCACCGACGGACAGCGTGGCCAGTTGATGACGATGTGGATTGTCGCCGCCGACCGGGGCGGCGCACTACCCGAAAGTCCGGCGATGATCCGCAAGCTCTGTCAGATGGACGCAGAGCCCGACCTACAAGTCTTTGTCTCGCTTGGCTTTCTGGAGTCTGACGCCATCGTGACGCCAACACGACGCCAACATGACCACCCAGAGGCAGAGGCAGAGGCAGAGGCAGAGACAGATACAGAAACTACGGCGCCGGCTTCGCCGGCCGCAGATGTGGAAAACCAGGCGGGGCCAGCAGACGACGGCCCGAAGGTGAGTGGGGAAGTTCAAGCGGGGCGAGTGGACGAACGCCCGACGTACACGCGGGCCGAGCTCTGGCGGATCGCCAACGAACGGCTAGGCCTGGGAAGGCTCGATCACCGAGACGCCGCCGCGAACGGGCGGATTCTGAACGACTGGCTGTATTCGTCGGCGAAGCGTGACCCGATGGCGATTTACTGCGCGATCATGGGTGCCGCCGAGATGCGCGACCGCGATTTGGTCGGCTGGGACTCCGCGAAACCTGGCGTGCCGATGACCCTGAAGGCGCTCATGAAGGCGGGCACGCTCGCGGACCAGGGCGACGGCAGGGCGGTCCGCCCGTTCTTCGACGTGGCCTACGAGTTCTACGTGAAACAGGGCGACAGGCCGAAAGCCCGCAGCAAGCTCGCGGGTTCGGGCATTGCGTCGATCAGCGAGGTGCTGCGCAAGGCGGTAGGCGAGTGAACAAGCCAAGACGACACCGCATGACCGAGCGCCGCATGGATACCGTGATGGCGGCCTGGCAGAGATGGCTTTTCGAGGACCGCAAGCCATACGTTTCCCTGCTAGCGTTCCGCGACATGTGTGACCGTGGCGAGGTCGAGGGGGTATCACCCGATCCCAGCTACGCAACAGGCCCCGAGACACCCCGGAGGACGGCGTGAGCGACGTGAAGCCAGCGATGACGGCGGAGGAGTGGGCGCGGCTGAGTACCGGGTCGGTGGATCGCCTTGCGTGGGGTAATCCAGGCACATCCGACCCAGATTTTTGCGGGACGCCGGACCCGTTCGTGTTTCGTAGCGGGCATGGAGAGTACAGCGACAGCCTGAGCGTTCGCCAAGAGCGGCGTCACGCCCTCGCCGCCCTCTGCCTCCACGGGCAGCCCTGGGGCTTCACGAGGGACGACGTGCAGGCGCTACGCGATATGCCGCCGATCCCCTGGCGCTACGGAGGTGAGGGTGGTGTGGAGGCCGTCGAAGTGTGGTTGAACGATCTCGCCGACCGCATCGAGGCGCTGCTACCACCGGAGGGCGTACCGTGAGCGAGCCACGCGAGGTTCGTAAGTGCCCGCTATGCGGCGAGTATTGGGTACGGGTCGCAAACGTCTCGTGTTGCGTGATCCACCCCCCTGGCGACTGCTGCCACATGGGGGAGGTGTGTGTCACGCCGACAGCCGACGAGAAGCGAGACGAGCGCCGCGAACGACTTCGGCGCTGGCTGTCCGCTAGCCGAGCACGGCACACCATTCCGACAGCGAACCCACCCAACGGACGGGGCTTGACCTAATAGCCGTACCCCGCCTATCGTAGCGGAGCCTGTGCTCGCGAAAGGCAGAGAGGGCATTGCCCGAGCAGCACGACAACCCAAGCGGTGACCCAGCGGCCGGCGATCCAGCCAGGCACTTCGCGTCTCCGGGCCGCGCCTCGATCTTCGAGGTCGCCCGCCTGGCCGGCTCGCGACGTTCGCGTCAGATCCTCGCGGACGCGCTACCCTCGGTCGGACTAGGCCAAGCCCAGCCATCGCAGCCTCAGGGCAACGTCGCAAGCCACGCACGCACTGGCGGGGCGAACAGAAGCCGTAGAAACTCCAAACAGATCCCGAAGGTGGCGTAAATGCTCGAAGCTGCCGACTGGCTGGACCGCAAGGCCGAGCGGATCGAGCGGCGCTGGCGAGGGCACGCCACGCCAAGCGACGCCCTAGACCGCGCCGCCTACATCCGGCTACTCGCGGCGGAACTGCGGATGGCCGCGGACACGGCCCGGTCGCACACACCACCCGACAGCCTCACACCCAGCCAAGGCGACGCAGCCTGATGGCCCGAAGGCTGGACTTCTGGTCGAAGGCAGAAACGTTCGCATGGCTCGACGCCCGCGAGACAGACGTGTTCGCCCGCTACTTCGAGCTCGGCGCCGTACACAAGCTGGTCGATGAGCTCGCCCCGCAATGCAACGGCCTCGCCCGCCACACGTTCTACGCCTGGCTTCACGCGGTCGACGGACGATGGGAGAAGTTCGAGGAGATCCGCGAAGCCAGAGCCTACCAGACCGCCGAGGAAGGCTACGCCGTCGCCGAGGGGACAGAACAGGCCACCGCCAACGCCGATAGACTCAAGTTCGAAGGCAAGATGCGCGCCGCCGAACACATGAACCGCAACGCATTCGGCAAACGACCCGAAGTGCAAGTAGCCATCGGCGTCGGCGGCGAGTGGAGCCAGGCTCTCAACGCCGCACTGGAACACGAGATCGCGATCGCTGGGAGGCCCTCACCCACAGGGAACATTGCAACGCGCGCGACAGGGCTGCTCGAGCCAGGGCCAAGAACCGTGCCAGAGCAGGGCGAGCCAGGGCCTGACGATGCAGCCTAAGCCCAAGAACCGTGCCAGCTTACGGCGCTTTAGCCCCCCCCTAAAGTTCTTCGGGGGGCGAGAGGAAAGCGCTAGCGCACACGTACCCAGACGCCTGGAAACTGGCGCAGAATCTGGGCTGCTGACCCCCCCCTGGCACCCCCCTTTCGGTGCAGGGGCCCGCCGTTTTGCTGGTTTTCCGGGATTTTCGGCGTGAGCAACCTGGATGCCCTGCGGGCTCAGCGGGAGGCCCAATTCGAGGCCCGCCGGCAGAACAGGCCCGCACCTTTCGTAACGCCGGTGGAGATTCGTAACGCTCCGGCATCGGCTTTCGTAACGCAGTCGTGTGCGTGTGGCGCACCCCTCCCGCAGACATCGACTGGCCGGCCTCGGGCACACTGCTCGGGTGGTTGTCGTCAGCGGGCGTACCGTCAACGGAGGAAATCGTGACCGACTCGCTTGCTGTCCGAATCCGTCATCGTCTGCGGTTCGTGGAGTCGCATCACGACCGTCAGTTGTTCGTGCAGTGTCTGGAGGTGCTTGAGGGCGAGGGGTTCGTGCCGAAGGTGGTGCATCCGGACGGGACGGGTGATCCGGCGAATGTGGCCGAGAGCAGGTCCGGGGTCGCGCCCCTGAATCCAGACACCGTGATCCGGTGGTTGGAGGAGAACGGGGTGCGCCAGTTACCGTGGCAGCTTCAGCGGTTGGGGCGGCTCTGAAGGCGCTGTGCGTGATCGGGACCAGGCCGGAAGCGATCAAGCTCGGACCGGTCATGAGGGTGTTGGGCGCGGACGTGTTCTATACGGGCCAGCATCCGGGGGTTGGTGGTGCGGACTGGCGGGGGGTGGGTGTGCTGCCGTGCGATTGCGCGGGCTACGACGTGGTGGTTGTGCAGGGCGACACGTTCTCGACGTTGGCGGGCGCGTGGACGGCGTTCATGCAGGGGGTCCCGGTCGCGCATGTCGAGGCCGGGCTTCGGACGGCGGACGTACGGCGGCCGTTCCCCGAGGAGGCCATTCGGCGGATGGTCGCCGAGCTCGCGGACTTCCATTTCTGCCCGACGGCCGGCAACGCCCGGAACCTTGGGGGCAGGCCGAACGTGCACGTGGTCGGCAATCCGGGCATCGACGCGGCGCTGGCGGCGGTCGAGGGTGTGGCGGTCACGCCCGGCCGGTTCGCGCTTGCGACCGTACACCGTCGGGAATCGTGGTCCCGGCTCGTGCCCATCGTAGGCACGCTGGACGAGATCGCGCGTACGCTCGTGCCCGTGAAACTGCTTGCTCATCACTCGACCATCGAGACGATACGCGGCGTTGCGAACGACCTGGAGCTGTTGCCGGCGCAGTCGCATGCGACCACGCTCGGGCTCGTGCGCGATGCCGCGCTCGTGCTCACGGATTCGGGCGGGTTGCAGGAGGAAGCGCCGATCTTCGGCACGCCGGTCGTCGTGTTGCGTGACGAGACCGAACGCATGGAAGGCGTCGAGGCGGGCTGCGCGCTGCTCGCTGGCACGGACCACGGGGGCATCATGGCCGCGGCCCACACGATGCTCCGCCGGCCCAGAACGCCGATGATGCCCTACGGCGACGGGCGCGCGGCCGACCGGATCGCGACCGTCCTGCGTACGGCGTTCGCATGAGAGTGCTAGCCGGCGGCCCCGCCCGCGAAACGTCGTCCGACCTCTACCGGCTGCACTGCGACGGCTTGAGGGCGCAGGCGTTCGATGGGTGCGAAATCGTCGTCCGCCACGAGATCGTCCCCGACGTGGGCGGCCCCCGCTGGCATCACGACAAGATCGAGCGGGTGGCGAAGGCCCGGCAGGCGATGATGGAGGCCGTCCACGACGACTTCGGCGTCCATGGTCGCGAGGCTTGGGTTGCGGGAGCTCCTGCGATCGGTGCTGACGCCCTGTTCATGATCGACACCGACGTCATCGTGGGCCCCGGCGTCCTCGAACGGCTCTGGGCTGTCGATGCCGATGTCGTCGTGGGCGTGATGTGGACTAGATCGGATTGGGGCCAGCCGGTCACGTCCGATGTTGCGCCTCAAGTCTGGTTCACGAACCCCTATTCGTGGCACCCGAACGACATTCCGGCCATGACGTGCTGGAACGCTCTTTGCGAACCCGGCGTCAACGAAGTGGAGATCAAGGGCGGTGGTGCTGTCACGCTGATTCGCGGACGTGGCTTCGAATCTCACTACTGGCCTTTGTTCGACAGCCTACGCGCTGCACCCGGCATGTGGGGAGGCGAGGATCGCACGTATTGTCTTGGCCTTGAGGCACGCGGCATCCGCATGGTTGGCGTGACCGGCCTTCCAATCGTGCATCTCTACACGCCGGAGTTGCGGACGCCAGCAAAGCTGGCCGAGGCGCGGAAGCTCGTGGGGCTGGTCCCGTCTCCTACATCGTGGGGGTGAAGCGGTGAAAGCTCCTGGGTTTTTGGGCCCCTACAAAGACGCCCTCACGCGAGAGTGGATGCGCGAGCGTGCCCGCGAATCGCTCGGCTTGGCGCTAACGCTCGTCTATTGGGGCGCGTTCGTATTCGTGACCGCGTTCGCCGTGAGGTTGGCCTGGTGAACCCGATCGTCCACCAGTTGTTCGACCTCCTCCGGTTTGTTGGACTCCGCGACAGGCTCCGCTGTCCTCACTGTCGAAGGGTGGGGACGTGGAAGCCTCACGGTGCGTGGCCGAGGGATTGGGACGATCGCCCCGTCCGGCGTTGGCTCTGTAAGTGGTGCGGCCACTACGTCGGCCCCGAGGGCGAAAAACAGGCGCGCGTCCACCCGTCTCGCGGTCACTGGTTGTTGGATGATGACGAGGCGTGGGCCGATGGCACGACGCCCGAACAACTCCTAGCGAAAGCTTGGCCCGACAGTAAGGTCCCGAACCCGTGGCGCGGATGATCCTGCCTCCCTGGGCTCCTGAAGCCACCGAGCCCGAAATCTGCGAGCTGCTGGCCGCGCTCGTCATGGTCCGTCAGCCCCGCATCATCGCGGAGGCCGGGACGTATCGCGGACACGCCGCGCTCTTGATGGCCGATGCGTGCCGCAGGATCGGAGCGGGCCACGTGCAGACGTTCGACCCGGTGGATCACGGCATCCGCGAGTACATCGAAGCCAACGACCTGTCGGCGTGGATCACGTATACGCAGGGGCCCTACGAGATCCCGACGGGCGTCGAGTTCGCGTTCATCGACGCATCGGCCAGAGATCCAGACGGCAGGATGAACGCCGGACTCCGCTGGGTGCATTGGTCGGAGACGGCAAAGAAACTGGCGCCGGGCGGGCTCATGTGCGCGCACGACACACGCGCGGGCGAGGCTCCGTGGCATGACCACGAGGGCGGGGCCTCGATGCACCGTATCCGCGACATGGCGCAGCTCAACCTCGACGCGATGCGCGGTCTCAGCATCTACAAGGCGCCATGATCACCGTCGCCACCATCGTCAGGAACGAGGCGGGTCGCTTCCTCCCCCGCGCGCTGGAGTGCTGGAAAGCCGTCGCCTCGCAGATCGTCGCCGTTGATAACGGTTCGACCGACGACACGCCGAAACTGCTGGCCGACGCGGGCGCGATCGTTCAGCCGCTCGCGACGCCGATGGACGGCCACGAGGCGTTCGCCCGCGCGTTCCTCTGGGAGCAGGTCGTTGCGGCGACGCCCAACGACGGGTGGGTCATCCACCTCGACGCCGATCATGTGCTGGCCGGCGATCCCCGCCCGTTCCTCGAAAGCTGCGGCGTCAACCGCGTGCTGTTCCCGGTGTTCGATATGTGGACACCATCGGCCTACCGGAGTGACGCATGGTGGCGCGTCCGTCCGTGGTGGCAGGCCGTCAGGATGGGCGAATACGCGAGGGGCGTCGAATGGATCTGGCCCGACCGAGGCTGGCACAGCGGCCACGTCCCTGCGAACGCCGGCCAGGTGTTCGGCCCCACGCGCGACGTGCCCCTCGACTGCGGCATCCTGCACTACGGCTACGCGACCGACGAGTTGCGCGTGAAACACGCCGAAGCGTACCGCGCACGGGCACACGTCCTGACGCAGAAAGAGCAGTTCCACGCGAGCACGATCACCGACGAGCGGCCCCGGCTCGTCGCCCTTCCGTTCGAGCCGAAGTGGCGACTGCTGTAAGGGCGAAGGGCCCCAACAAGAAGCTCGTCGAGGCGATCAAACGCTGGCGGGCCGACCCGTCGTTGTTCGTCAAGTCGCTGACCGGCATCCAGCCCGACGCGCTCCAGTCCGACATCCTGGCCGCGCTCGCGCGTGGGGACCGGCACATCGCGGTCAAGAGCGGCCACGGCGTCGGCAAGAGCGCCGTGCTCTCGTGGGCCGCCGTGTGGTGGATCACCTGCGCGGACATCGGCGCGAAAGTCCGCATCACCGCCCCGACCTCGACCCAGCTCCACGACACGCTGCTCGCCGAGCTGAAGTCGTTCATCAACCGGATGCCCGCGCCGATGCGTGACGAGCTCTACCACGTCACCGCCGATCGCGTCGAGTTCAAGCCGTTCCCACACGACAACTTCATCTCGGCCGTGACCAGCCGGGCCGACCAGCCGGACGCGATGCACGGCGTCCACGCGAAGGCCGTGCTCGTGATTGGCGACGAAGCGAGCGGCATCCCCGATCCGGTCTACGAGGGCTCGGTCGGTTCGATGTCGTCCCAGCGCGCGTGCATGTTGCTCGCCGGGAACCCGGTACGGAACAAGGGCTTCTTCTACGACTGTTTCACCAAGCCGGGCGTCGCCGAGAAGTGGACGAAGTTCACGATCTCGTGCGTCGGCCATCCGCGCATCACGCCCGATTTCATCGAGGAGCAGAAGGCCCGGTACGGCGAGGACTCGAACGCCTACCGGATTCGCGTGCTCGGCGAGTTCCCGCGCGGCGACGACGACGCCGTCATCCCGATGCACCTGATCCTGTCGGCGGTAGACCGCAAGGTCGAAGTCGTCGGCAACGTGACCTGGGGCCTCGACGTCGCCGCGTTCGGGCCGAACGTCACCGCATTGGCCAAACGGAAAGGCAACGGCCTGCTCGGCCCGGTACGCTGCTGGAAGGGCCTCGACGCCATGCAGGTTGTCGGCGCGGTCCAGCAAGAGTGGGAGGTGACGCCGTTCATCGACCGCCCGTGGGAGATCCTCGTGGACGCGCTCGGGCCGGGCTCGGGTGTCGCCTCCAGGCTACGCGAGCTGAAACTACCGGCCAGGGGCATCAATGTGTCCGAGGCCCCCGCGCTCGCCGGCAGGTACGTCAACCTACGCTCGGAGCTTTGGTACAAGTGCCGCGAGTGGTTCGAGAAACGCGACTGCACGATCCCGCGCGACGAGGACCTGATCGCCGATCTGGCGCTGCCGACGTACCGCTTCAACGGCTCGAAAATCTTCGTGCAGGGCAAGGCGACCCGGCTCGAGGACTTCAAGGGCATGGCCCGCTCGCCCGACCGCGGCGACGCGCTCTGCCTGACGTTCGCGAGCAACGCCGCGACCGCGCTCATGGGCGCGCTCGAACGCGACGCCCCGATCCGCAGGGGCATCCGGGGCACGGTCTAGCCGGACATTTTGTCCGAATTGGCGCCCGCTGGCGACGAACGGCGGTATCCGGCGATCTCGTGATTTTACCGTAAGTCGTTTGCCGGGCAGTAGTTAGGTGCGTTTTCGATCTCGCGCCCGTATTCGGACACATTGACCGGATATTAGGGGGGGTCACTAGTCCTATCATGTGCCACGACTTGCGGCCATCAGCGATCCCCAGTCGCTACAGACGCTCATCCAACGCGAGATCGAGCGGGCTTCGTCGTTCATCGACGACGAGGTGGGGCCCGGCCGTGCCGAGTCGCTCCGCTACTACCGGGGTGAGCCGCTAGGCAACGAGGAGGACGGCCGTTCGCAGGTCGTGTGGCGGGTCGTGCGCGATGCCGTCCGCCAGATCCTGCCCTCGCTCGTCCGGGTGTTCTTCGGCTCCGAGAAGGCCGTCGAATACGCGCCCGTCGGGCCCGAGGACGTGCAGGCCGCCGAGCAGGCGACCGACTACGCGAACTACGTCGTGCTGCAAGACAACCCCGGCGTCAAAGTCTTTCTCGACGTATTCAACGACTCGCTCTACCAGAAAGTCGGCATCGTCAAACTGTGGCGCGACCACTCGGTCGAGGTCACGTACCACGATTTCACCGACCTCGACGACGCTGGTGTTGGGCTGGTGCTCCAAGAGCCGGGCACCGAGCTGGTCGAGTCGTCGAGCCGGTTCGCGAACGAGGAGATGGCCGGCCAGTTGATCGCGATGGGGTTCCAGCCCCCGCAGATCCACAACGTCAAGGTCAAGCGCACGCGCAAGGCGCCGCGCATCCGCATTGCGGCCGTGCCGCCCGAGGAGTTTTTGATCGACCCGACGGCGCGCTCGCTCGACGAGGCGACCTACGTCGGCCACAAGATGGAAAAGACGGTCGGCGAGTTGGTTGCGCTCGGCTATGACCGCGACATGGTGGAATCGCACGCGGTCAACACGTCCGACTTCCAGACGAAGAACGAGGCGGCCCGCGAGCGTTGGGGCGCGCAGTCGCTCATGCCGGCCGACACGCTGAACCCGGACGCGATGCGCGTGCCCTACTGCGAGTCGTGGCTGCGCGTCGATCTCGACGGCCCCATCGGACCCGACGGCTTCCCCGAGGGCGACGGCATCGCGGAACTGCGGAAGTTCTGCACGATCGGCGAGTCCTATGAGATCGTGAACGGCGACGGGCTGGGCGAGCCGGCCAGCGAAATCCCGTTCGCTGATTTCTGCCCGTTCCCCGAGCCGCATCTGTTCTTCGGCGAGGACGTAGCCGACCAGACGAAAGACCTCCAGCGGATCACGTCGAACGTCGTCCGCAACGGCCTCGACTCACTCTCTCGGACCATCCACCCCGACACGGCGGTGGTCGAGGGGATGGTCAACATGAACGACGTGCTGAACACCGAGAACGGGCGCGTCGTCCGGCAGTCTGCGCCAGGCATGTATCAGGTATACACGCACGAGTTCGTCGGCGCTCAGATCATGCCGTTCCTCGAGATGCTGAAGGCCGAGGCGGACAGGCGGGTCGGCGTCCACAACATGGCGCTCGAGGCCGACGCGCTGCAAAGCACGACCAAGAGCGCGGTCAACGCGCAAGTCGATGCGGCTCGCCAGCAGTTGGAGCTGATCGCCCGCATCTATGCCGAATGTGGCATGAAGCGGTTCTTCGGGCTGCTGCTCAAGCTGATCGTCTCGCACCCCGACAAAGGCCGCATCGTCCGGCTACGCAACCAGTGGGTGCAGACCGACCCGTCCGCGTGGAACGCGAACATGGACGTGCTCGTAAACGTCGGCCTCGGTCGCGGCAACGACGAGCAACGGCTGATGGCGCTGCAAAGCGGGATGCAGGGCCAGATGACGATGATCCAGACCTACGGACCGAGCAACCCGTGGGTGACGCCGCAACAGCTCGCCACCTCGATGGCGAAGATGTACGAGATCGCGGGCTGGAAAGACACGAGCCAGTTCGTCGATCCGACCGCACCCGTCCCGCCGCCGCCTCCGCCCCAGCCGACCGAGACGGAGATCCTCGCGCAGGTCGAACGCGAGAAGGCCGGCGCGGGCGCACTCGAAGCGGCCGCGAAGATCGAGCTGGAGACGAAGAAGCTCATCGCCGACACGATGCTCAAGGCCGTCGAGCTGGAAGGCAAGTATCCGGGCCTCAAGGTCGATGTCTCCGCGATCCAAGCCGCGTTCAACCGCGACCAGATCACCGAGACGGCCGCCGAGGGCGAAGTGAAGCCCGAGCCGAAGCCCGTGAAGGCGGTTGCGTGACCGACGAGACGAAAGGCCGTGAGGCGCGCGCGATCCTCGACAACGAGGTCTACCGCGAAGCCGAGGCCATGACGAAAGCCGACGTGCTGAAACGCTGGGAAGCCGAACGCGACAGCGCGAAACGCGATGCGCTGTGGATGGAATTGCAGGGACTTGGAGCCACCCGTCGGGCGCTCCAGACACTTGCGGATCGAGGCGAGAAGGCCACGCACGACCGCACCAGACAGGAAGCACGCATCAATGCCTGAGCAAACAGCCCAGCCGTCGCCGGTCCAGATCGAGCAAGGCATGGGCAATCTGTTCGCTACCCAGTTCTTCGCGGGCGCGGACGAGCCGAAGGCTGGACCGCAGGAAACGGACGAAATCGAGGCCCCCGCCGATACCACGGGCGAGCAAGTCGAGATCGAGGCCGAAGCTGGAGAGGAAGCACCCGAGGGTGACGAGACGACCGAGGCCACGGACGAACCCGCTTTCGCGCTCGACCTGAAGGTCGATGGCGAGGAAGTACGGATCACCGACCGCGCCGAAGCCGTGAAACTCGCGCAACTCGGCAAGCACTTCACGAAGAAAAACGAAGCGCTGATCCAGGAGAAGCAAGCCTTCGAGACGGAGCGCAAGGAGACACGCGAACTCCGAAGCCGCTACGCCGAAGCCCTTCCCCAGGTCGAGGCGTTTCTGAAGATGCCGCTGGGCGAACCGCCCAAGCGCGAAGCGTTCCCCGACGAGCTCAGCTACCTCAAGGCGGACAAGCAGCACCGCGAAGCGCTGGCGGGCGTCGAGAACGTGCGCGCGGAATGGCAGCGCGTTCAGCAGGAACAGCAGGCCGAACAGGCCGAGGCCCTGAAGTCGTGGGTGGCGCAGCAGGATGAACTTGTCCTCGCCGCGATCCCCGAATGGACGGACCCGACTGTGCGGCAGAGCGAAGGGCGAGCGATGGCCGAGTACGCCCGGAAGGTGGGCATCTCGGAACAAGCGCTCCAGAACCCGCTCCTTGTTCGCGACAAGGCGTTCGTGCTGCTCCTGCGCGATGCGATGCGCTACCAGCAGGTCCAGGCGAAAGGCGCAACCGAGGTCAAGCGTGTGCAGACCCCGGTGGCCGCGCCAGGCGCCAAGCCTGCGGCCGGCGAGTCGGTCAGCAGGCGCCGCAAGGAAATCGAGTCTCGGGCGAAGTCCGGCAAGGTGGACGACATCGCGGTTGGGATGGGCCACCTCGTCGCGAAAGCGCTCGAACTGCAACACCAACCCAAACAGGCAATCAAGAGGTAACCCCATATGGCTGGCGGTGGACAATTCACCAGCGTCTACGGACGCGAGGACGTGACGGGCGTTCGCGAGCAGCTTGCGAACTACGTCGCGATCATCTCGCCGACCGAGACGCCGCTCTCGACGATCCTCCAGAAGGAATCGACGGGCGACAACCGCTTCGAGTGGCAGACGGATGTCGTCTCGACTGCGGCGCAGAACCACCAGGTGTCGGGCTTCGACATCACGACGTACAACGCGATCACGGCGACGACTCGCATGATCTCGTACGTCTCGCTGTCGGCGCGCGACTTCGTGATCTCGGGCGACGTCGAACACGCCGAGGTCGCGGGGCGTGCCGGCGAGATCGGCTATCAGACCACGCTGACCGCGAAGGCTCTGAAGCTCGACGTCGAGACGAACTACACCGCGAACAACGCGGCCGTAGCGCCGGCGGGCTCGACGGCCGGCGAGTCGGCTTCGCTCCCGGCGTTCATCAAGACGAACGTGCAGGCGGGCACGAACGGCTCGCACGCGGGCTGGAGCACGTCGCCCACGGGCGCGCGTTCCAACGGGACCGAGGGCGCGTCTTCGGAGACGCTTCTGAAGAAGGGCATCCGGCAGGCGTGGACGGCCGGTGGTCAGCCCACGCTCGTCATGGCGGGCCCGTACCAGAAGCAGGCGATCTCGGCGTATGCCGGTATCGCGGCTCTGCGCGCGAACGTGTCGCTGCCGTCGAACGTGCCGGCAACGATCGTCGCGGCGGCGGACGCCTACGTCAGCGATTTCGGTACGCTGATGATCGTGCCGTCGCGTGTGCAGCGTCCGATCGACATCTGGATCATCGACCCGGACAACATGCGCGAGCGCGTGTTCCGCGACTACAAGTTCGAGGAGCTCGCCAAGACCGGCGACGCGAGGAAGTTCCAGATCATCACCTCTCGCGGGTTGCAGGTCAACAACGAGAACGCGCACGCCCTGGTCACGGACGTGGCGAGTGCATAAGCCGCTGATTCTCACGGCTGACGCAGCGGTGGCGGGGGGCGAACCCCCCCGCCCCGCGGCGGGGCACCAGTGGCAAAGCCACGGGGCCCTGCATAGTCGCGTGCTGGACGTCGATAAGGTGCTCGGCAAAACAACCGTGTACTGGTACGACTCCAACACGCGCGAGCAGTTCCTAGAGGATCGGTGGCACGACCTATCCCCGATCATCGAATCGAACCGCGCGCAGTACAACGCGGTGGACGAGAACGCGCGCATGACCCCACGTCGTGACGGTGGGGAGATGCAGTGGACGAAGGTTGCGACGATCCCGCTCGCGCTCGTGCCCGATCTCTGGAAGCGGACGCACTACGGGAAGGACCGCAAAGAAGTCTCCCGCTGGCTGACCGACCCCGAGAACCGGCATTTCCTCGTGCGGCCCATCAAGGTCGGCGTATGAGCGAAATCGTGACGGGCCCGTCGCTCGTGAAGCCGAAGCCGAAGGTCGCGTTCGTCATGGTGGCCGGCGACCAGATGTATACCAAAACTGCTATAGACATGGCGCGAGCTGCCGGCTACGCCTCGGAGGTCATGGGCTACGAGGTGGCGATCAACCACCACTCTGGCTCCGTGCTCGCGGAAGCAAGGCTGGAGGCGTGCAAGTCGGCCGTCGAATGGGGCGCCGACTGGCTGTTCTGCTTCGACTCCGACATGCGGTTCCCGGTCAACGCTTTCGAGGGCATGAAGGCGTGGGACAAGCCAGTCGTCGCCGCGAATTGCTCGAAGCGCAAGCGCCCTGTCGGCCCGACCGCACGCAGACGCAACGCCGGCTTCAACGCCGAGCGCGAAAGCGACGTCGTGTGGCCCGACCCGAACGTGCATGGCCTCGAGCAGGTCGAGACGGTCGGGTTCGGCGTGATCCTCATCAAGGCCGAGGTATTCAAGCAGATCGAGTGGCCGTGGTTCGACCAGCCGTGGCACGAGGCGGCCCAGCGCGGCATCGGCGAGGACATCTTCTTTTGCATCCGGTGTCGCGAAGCAGGCATCCCGATCTACATCGACCACGACCTATCGTGGGCCGTCAGACATACGGGCTCGTACGAGTTCGGGATGGAGGACGTTCTTGCCGAGCGGGCGCTAGCCGAACAGGGCAAGTGGAAAGGCAAGAAGGGCGAGGACGGCCTGGAGGGCGCGGCGTAAGTGGCCATCAACACCCCCGCGAACATCAAGCTGGCCGTCGGCTCGTTCCTGAACCGGAGCGACCTGACCGCGCTGATCCCAGACTTCATTGAGCTGGCGCAGGCGCGCATCAACCGCGAGGTGCGGGTGCCGCAGATGCTGGTGCGCTCCGATCTCGCGACGGTGGACGCGCAGTACGAGGACGTGCCGAGCGGGTGGCTGGAGACGCAGCGGTTCAGTCTGCTCACCACGCCCGTGCAAACGCTGACGTACCTGTCGCCCGAGGACATGGCCGTCCAGCGACAGTCGTTCGGCGCGGCGGGTCGGCCGCTCTACTTCACGGTCGCGGCGAACACGTCAGGCACGAACACGCTGGAGTTCCTGCCGACGCCCGACGGGACGTATGCGGCGACGCATCTCTACTACACGGCGCTCGACCTGACGACGACGAATTGGCTGCTCACGTCGCATCCCGATGTCGTGCTCTACGGCGCGCTCTGCGAGGCCGAGCCCTACGTGATGAACGACGAGCGGTTCCCACTCTGGAAATCGAAGTACGACGAAGCGCTGGCGTCGCTCAAGAGATCGGGCGCGAACCGCGCAATCGCAGGCTCCCCAACAGTCAGACCCAGGAGTTTCGGATGAACGGGCCTACACGGTACGGCACCATCGGCACGGGCGCGTCGAACGTCACGCAGCACTATCTCGGCTCGGGCGTGGGCGGGCGCGTGTCGTCGCTGTTCGTCCAGCTTGACTATTCCGCGTCGGCCGACCACTCGATCACGATCAAGGGTCGCGCGCAACGTGACGGCTCTGGCATCGACATGCCGTTCACGGCGGTCGCGTACAAGGTCATGTCGAGCGGCTCGCTGGCAACCGCCGCGCTGACCGCCGACGCCATGATTCTCGTGGAAGCGTCCGGCATGGACGTTTTCGCGGACGTCTCGACGACCACGACTGGCTCCGTGCGCTTCTCCTGCACGCCGCTGCTCGGCTGATGCGTTTCCCCCGCGTGCTCCCGGTGGTCAAGAACGTCGCCCGCGAGGAGGTGCGCCGGGCGCTGGCTACGGCCGTGCGCGTTGGCGTCCAGAAGTTCCGCGAGGTGCGTGCGGAAAGGAAGGCGCGTGCTCGTTAGCGCGGTACCTCTGCTCGGCTGGAGTCTCGTCGCGTTCGTCGCCTACGTCGCGCTCTCGAAGTCCGTCCGCAAGTGGCAGGGCGCGGACGGCTCGATCGAGGAGGAGCACGGCACGTCGTGGGTGCCCGAGATCCGCGAGGCCGGCAAGTGGGCGATGTGCGCTGCGGGCATCTTCGGAGGCGCGTGGGGTGCGGCTGTCCTTTCGACCGCAACCAAGACGGCCGGTACGACGACCACGTCCGCCCCTGGCGCGCCGAACACGCCGACCATCGCCGTGACGGTTGTGGACACCTCGACGTGGTGGGTGGACTTCTCGGCGTTCGTCGGTTCGGGTTCGGACACGCAAGACTCGATCCACGTCCAGGTGGACCGGGTGGGCGGCAACTTCTCGTCCCCGCTAACCGACGTGAAGTCGGGCGTCCAGACACGCGACACGCTCTCGGACAACTCCGACTGGAAAGCCGACTCGACGTACATCGTGCGGGGTCGGCAGAAGGGCGTTGCTGGCGGCTGGTCCGCCTACGACTCGGTGACGGTGGTGAACACGGTGGACGTCGCTGTGTTCGCGATGGACTACTCGTCTGGTGCGGCGTTGGGTGGCGGGTGGGCGGTTGGTCCCACTGACCCTGCCGAAATCACCATCTCCAGACAAGCTGGATTGGGTCCGTCCGGTCAGGACGTGTACCGCTATGCGTTCACCTCGGGTGGTGCTGGCGGCGGCGATTTCGGGTTCGGCCACGGCAATACAGGATCACCGATCACAGGTGCGCCATTCGCTTATGGTGACACCGCATATCTGCGATTCCGGTTCCGGTTTACGTCCGGCACGAACGGGCGCTTCTACGAGCAGGGTGGCGGCGGCGGACTAGCCGCAATCGGGCGCACCAAGTTCTTGATCCTGAACGACGCTTCCTCGGGCACGACATCGCGGTTCATTCTGAACGTCGAGCTGGACCGCCTACTTGGTGGTTATTTCTGGCGGCTCCAGAAGGGTGGCGGTACCGATCCCGTCGCGTCCGACACGACAGCTTCGTTCGACACGGATTGGCACGACATCCAGGTCGGGATCTTCTACTCGTCGGGCGCGGGTGTTGCTGACGGGAAGTACTGCATTTGGGTGGACACGAACACGTTTGGGTCCGGTCGGTGCGCAGCGAGCATCGTCATGCAGGCCGACACCGATCCTGGTGAAGTGAAGCTCGGCGCCTACCAGAACAACAGCATCTACTCGGACGGCGTGTACGGGTTCGAACAGACAGACTTCAGGATTAGTGGGTCGTTTAGCTCTGTGTGGGATAACTAGATGGCCACCTTTCTCTCCGCGACGCAGTTCACGGACACCATCGAGTCCGGCGATTCCGGAACGGTGTCGGGCATTGATTGGGGGACAGCCGACAACCGAGGCGCGTTCGTGGTGTTCACCCGGCGCGTTGATCGGGCGACCACGGTGGACAGCCTAATTGTCGGCGGCGTGGACAGCTTTACGGTGCTGGGGTCCGACCTCGCGTTCCTCTCGACTGCCAACGAGTCGGTGCGAAGTTGCTACATTCCCCACCTGACGGTCACGGGCACGCAGGACATGGTGATTGAGTCCACGCCAGGCATCGGCAGCAACGGCCTCTGGGAGGGCGTGGTCATCATCGTGCAGGACGCCGATCCCGACATGGCGACGCCCACGGTCTATACCAATCGCGGCAATCCCGGCCCTCCATCAAGTACGGTCATGTCGCTCGATGTGACCAGCGTAACCGGCGCGCTGGTAGTAGCGGCGTTCCTCTCCAATTCGGCAGACCTGAGCTACACCGGCTCCGCCTCAGGCGCGATGACGGAGCGCGTGGAGTCGGTCGGTGGCGGTCGTGGGCGATTCGGCGGCACCGCTGACGGCGCGGCAAGCGTGACGTGTACCGAGACACTCACCGATTCGTCGGGCAGCGGCGTCACCGATTGGGTTGCGATGGGGATTTCATTTCCGCTCGCCGCCTCCTCCTCCGCAGGCGCGCTAGGCGGGCTCGCGGGTGCTGGCTTCCTGGCTGGTGGTGGGGGTCTGGCTGGGCTCGGTGGCGGGCTCGCTGGATTCGTGAAAATCGGAAACATCTACAGGCCGAAGCGCTGGCTCGCTCCGCGCCTTGCACCTCAAGGAGCGTAGATCATGCGCGTTGTTGCACTCGAAGCCACTGCCTATTTCAAGTTCTCGACCCGCCGGTTTTCGACTGGCGCGTCCTACACGCTCGCTGGCACGCCCGCGATCCACGTCTACGAGGAAAACAACACGACGCAGATCACGGCGGCCACGACACTGACCGCCGACTACGACTCGATCACAGGCCTGAACGATGTGGCTGTCGCGTGTACGGCGGCTAACGGGTTTGAGGCGGGCAAGCACTATTACCTGACGATCGGCGCCGGGACGATCGACTCAGTGAGTGTCGTGGGGCAAGTCGTTGGCGAGTTCCGCATCGAGACGGCGGCTGAGTTGGCTTCGCGCAGGCTGCAAGAGTCGTACACGAACCATCTCGTCGGCGCAACGGGCAACACCACGTCTGCGATCCACCTCGGCGACCTCGACGCAAGCATCGGCGACGACGAGCTGAACGGCGAACTGATCCTGTGGTACGACGTGGACGTGACGGAGTGGCACCTGCTGGGCGTCACCGACTACACGGCGTCCTCGAAGGTCGCGACGGTTGTGCTCGCGGCCACCCGCTCGACGCTGCCGAATACGCCGGCCTCGGGCGACTACTACTTCCGGGTCGGCCGCGATCCGTTCTGGGGTACTGCGCGTGCGCTGATGGACCAGGCGCTGACCGAGGACTACGCGGCTGACGGTGCGGCTGGCACGGTCGCGGAACTGCTCTACATGATCCAGGCCGTGCTGACCGAGTTCTCGGTGTCCAGCACCACGATGACCGCGAAGAAGCTCGACGGCTCGACCACGGCCGGCACGTTCACGCTGAACGACGCGACGACGCCGACCAGCATCACGAGGGCGAGCTAAGTGGCCGTCAACGGGCTGTACGCGCGCGGGCTTGGTGCCAATCTCGGCATGGGCAACGAAGGGCTATTCGCGCGCGGACTGTTCGGTGTGGGATCGGGCGTGGGCGACACCTTCGAGGAGCCGCCGCGCTTCCGCGATGCCTCGTTCCGCAGGCGGTACGGCGGGCTGCTGGCGGTCGCGCTGATCCTGCTCGCGGGGTGCATCCAGCCTCCGAGGCCGGAGGTCTACAATCCGCCGTGCCTGCGTCAGGACGTGGGCCAAGTGGTGCGACCGTGCCCCTCGTAAGTCTCGACATTCCGCCGGGCGCATACCGCAACGGCACCGAGTACCAAGCAAAGGGTCGGTGGCGCGATGTGAACCTCGTCCGCTGGCGCGAGGGCGCGATGCGTCCGGTGGGTGGGTGGACGGCCTACTCCTACGGCGTGTCGAGCTTGCAGGTCCATAGTGGTACTGGTGGCACGGAGTATGTCCGGGCCGCGCTCGTATGGGCCGACAACTCTGGCACGACACACCTGATCTTTGCGTCGCCGAACACAGTCAGCCACATGACAACGGCGGGTGCGGTCACCGACCTCACGCCTGCCGGCTACACTGCCGGCACGTCGTCGGGCCGCTTTAGTTGGCAGTGGACGACGTTTGGCCAAATCCCCGTAGGCTGCGCCAACACCGACGGGCGCCTATGGGAGTGGGACCTGAACACGGCCAACAACCTGACGGCTATTTCCGGCGCCCCAACAAGTTGCGACGGGATCGTCGTTACGGACGAGCGATTCATCTTTGCGCTCGGCGACGGTGGCGATCCGAGGTCTATCCGCTGGTGCGATCGCGACGACCGCACGCAATGGACACCGGCGACCACAAACCAAGCTGGCGGTGTGGACCTAAAGACGGACGGCGAACTTCTGTTCGGCATCCAGATGCGCGGCGAGGTATTGTTGGTCACCACCAAGGACGCTTGGGTGGCGCAGTACGTCGGCTACCCGAACGTCTACGCTTTCACGCGCATTGGCGAGTGTACGGCCAAGGGCGGCATGTGCGGCGTGCGCGTAGACGACCGGGCTTTCTGGCCGGGGGACGGATGCTTCTACATGTACGCGGGCGGAAACATCCACACGCTGCCGTGCGAAGTCGGGGAATACGTGTTCGCCGACATGCAGGCCGAGGGAGCGAGCACGCCCGGTGTCTACGGCGGACGCATTACCTCGTGGCACAACACCAGCCTCAACGAGGTGTGGTGGTTCTACGTTTCCAGTGGAGCCACCGATTGCGACAGTTACGTTGCTTACAACTACGTCGAGAACACTTGGCACTATGGGGCCGCGCCCTTCTCATGTGTGGCCGACAGGGCGGCGTACTACCAGTACCCACTCGGGTTTTACGCTGGCCACCTGATTTCCCACACCTACGCTTCCGATCCGGGTTACACGCTAGGCACCAACTGGCGGATCGCTGGCGGCGTGCTCGACCAGTCGGCTCCCGCCGCTAGTTCGGCAACCTTTACCATCAGCAGCTTGGTCGTGGGGCTGTCTCATCACGAGATCATATTCACGATCTCAAACCGGACAGCCGGGACGCTGACGATCCAGTTGGGTGGCGACTTTTTTACCACCACATCGAACGGCACCTTCCGCCGTGGCTTTGAATCTGCTTCGTCGGCCGTGTTGTCGTTTACCGGCGACGGTACGTGGGACGGCGATATCGACAACGTGATTGTGCGCCGCAATCAGGTTATGACGATGGAAACCGGCTACGTCCATGAAGCGACCACGCCGCAATGCTATGCCAAGACCGGCCCGCTGGAGATCGGGGACGGCGACCGCCGCGTTCACGTCACCCAGGTTGTGCCAGACTCGCAGGACGCGAGCGAGCTGACGCTGACGTTCGCGCATCGCGAGTATCCGACTGGCAGCGAGACTACCGAAACGGCCGTGACCGCCGCGAATCCGACCGACGTTCGGTTCTCAGGCCGGCAGTTCACAATGAAGGTCGCGCCCGGCTCCAACGTTGACTGGCGTTCTGGTGTGCACCGGCTCGACGTGTCGCTCGGGGGCCGGCGATGAACCTGCCTCGCGCCATCGCAGACTACGCGCGCGCCATGCTCCAGATCGAGCAGGCCGACCGTCAGAACTGGAAGCTGACGGGCGACGTAGACCACCCGCACGCGCTCACGATCCGCACGGGCACGGGCAACGTTGGGTGGGGCACGTACACGCCTACGCTCACGAACCTTGTGAATTTGGATGGTTCGACGGCGTACGAGTGTCAGTATATGCGCGTGGGCGATGTGGTCACCGTCAGCGGATCGATCGATCTCGACCCCACTGCTGCCGGCGCCGCCGTGATCGGGATCAGTTTGCCGATCGCCTCGAACTTTGCGACTTCGAGACCGTGCATCGGCGTCGGATCTGCCATTACGCTGACGGAAACGTTCGCAATCTACGCAGACGCGACGAACGATCGCGCGGAGATGCAGGGCGTCGCCGTTGGCACGAGTAGTCACGCGATCTGCTTCACATTCACCTACCGGGTGATCTAGAGGGCGCATATGGCATACGGATTCGGGATGGGCGGGCCCGCGGTCTACCCGCCCCAAGACTACGGCTATCCGATGTGGGGGCTCACGAACCCCGGCGAGGTGTTGCCGGAGACGGGGCTCACGGGCACGGGCACGTATCCGGGCGGCGGCACGACGACGCAGACGAACACGAGCTTTTCCGGCTGGACGCCCCCGAACGGTGGAGCCTATCAGCCGTGGGGAGCGCCAGGGTACGGGACGTACAACAAGCCCGAACAGGCCGGCTTCAACCTGTTCCAGGACGCGCGCGCGTGGCTGTCGCGGAACCCGCAAATCTTCAACCCCTACCAGGGCGAGATGGTCGCCCAGAACACCGGGCTGCAAACAGCGGCCAGGCAGGGGCTCTGGGACTTCATGGGCTCCGATCCCCAGAGCGCGACCAGGCAGGGCATGAACGTCGCCGCGAGCGTTGGCGGATACCAGCCGCAGAGCGTCACCTCGAGCATGACGCCCGGCATGACGGCCGACTACGGCGGCGACGTGTACGGTGGCTCGTTCACGTCGGGCGATTGGGGCGCGTACATGAACCCCTACACGCAGAACGTCGTCGATACAACGCTCTCGGACATCGACCGCTCGCGTCAGATCGCGAACCAGCAGGGCGCTCGTTCGGCGTCTGCCTCGACGTACGGCGGCGATCGCAACGCGCTGATCGAAGCCGAGACGAATCGCGGCTACGCTGACGTGGCTGCCCGCACGCTCGCGCAACTCCGCTCGAACAGCTTCGACTCGGCCGCGACTCTCATGGGCCAGGACCTCGGGCGTGGGTTCCAAGCGCAGGTCGCCAACCAGGGGATGCGCCAGGGCTCGAGCCAGTTCAACGCCAGCCAGCTCAACAACATGGGCCAGTTCAACGCTGGGCTTGGCCTACAAGCGCAGGTCGCCAACCAGAACGCGGGCCTCCAGGGCGGCGCGCTCCGGCTCGGTGCCGCGACCGCGCTCGGTGGACTCGGCAATCAGTACTTCAACCAGAACCTGCAAGGCTACTCGGCGCTCAACCAGCTCGGCACGCAGGACCAGACGACGCAACAGAACCAGCGCAACGCCCAGTACGACGAGTACATGCGCTCGGTCTACGGGCCGCTCGAAGGCTACAACTTCCTCGGTGGCCTGCTGTCGGGCAGTTCATACGCGACGCCGGGCGGGCCGGGTCGTGGACGGTCCGCGCTCGGTGGTGCGCTCTCGGGTGCGTCGATTGGCGCACAGATGGGCGGCGCGTTCGGGTTGCCGGGCTGGGCGGTCGGTGCAGGTCTCGGTGGGCTTGGCGGCCTGCTCTTCGGCTAGGGGGAACCATGATGCCCAATCCCATCAACATGGCGCTCGCGCGCCGGAAACTGACGCCCACCTACGAGCCGCCAGAGATCGGTGGCCCGTCGGGTATCGCCGCGTTCCTGCAAAACCCCGGCATACGCGAGGGGATGCTGGCCGCCGGCCTGCGCTTGCTCGGTTCCGACCAGAAGCGCGAATCGTTCGGCCAGGCGCTCGGCAGCGCGGTCACACAGGGCACCGCCGCGTATGGCGAGGCCCGCGCGAACGCCGAGTACAACACGCTGCTGAACGAAGCGGACATGCCGGAGCCCACGCGGGCCCTGCTCCGCACGCTCGGACGCGAGCGGGGTGGCGCGATTCTGGCGCAGCAGATGATGGCGGGGCCCCCCGATCCCGTGGCGCTCGGCGAGAGCGAACGGCTCGTGTCGCCCACGGGCGAGATCCTGGTGGACGCTGTGCCCAAGGAGCCGGAACCTGTCAAGCGTGACATCCGCAATGTCGGTAATTCTCTGGTCGAGATTACCGATACCGGGGTCGAGCCGGTGTACACGGCGCCCGATGCTGGTCCGTCCGCTGCTGACGTGGGCGCGGTTCGCGACGACTTTGAGCGCAACATCGCGCCTTACGAGGACGCGGCGCAGGCGTTCCGCAAGATGGAGGCCGCCGCCACTGGCGACCAGACGCCGGCCAAGGACATCGCCCTCGTGTTCAACTACATGAAGGCGATTGACCCGGCATCATCGGTCCGCGAAGGCGAGTTCGCAACCGTGCAAAACTCCGGCGGCGCGTGGACGATGGTGGGCAACCTCTATAACCGAGTTCTGACGGGCACGCGGTTGAGCGAAGCGCAGCGCACGGAGTTCTTGAACGCGGCGCGTGAGCAGATCGCCAGTCAGCTCCCGCAGTACCAGGCGGTGGCCGATCAATTCCGCGGTATCGCCGAAAGCAATGGGTTCGACATCGCTCACGTCATCCGCAACCCGTTTACGGGGCTGAACCTCGCGCCATCGAC